ACCGGATGGCCGCCCGCCGCGCCCCCCCTGGCCCCACATGGTGCCCACCAGCTGTGATGCACTTTGTAAAGGTAATACGTGGAACGCTCGTATGCATTCATTTGAACTAACTGTTAACTTTCTTCTTTAATTTGAATTATTGTCGCGCTACTATGAAAGGTTGGGTCATACTTACAATGATTAAATTGTTTAACGTAATGTACGATTTGGAGACGTGGACCAGTTATAACCATTATACATCGTCAAATTAGTTTGCCGTCTCTTTAAGATCTATATATATATATGCTTGAACGTGGAGTTATGTAAACATATATTTTATTAATATCTATTACTAGAATATGTATTCTTTTAGATATAGACCGTATCATTTTAATTATCGGAAACGATTTTACACACGTACGCAAGTGTCTAAACGGGTAGCCCCGTTTAAACGAGCTGATGTGAAATGTCGAACGAGGCAGACGACTATCGTTCATGATGAGACTAAGATGTCTTCGCAGCGCATTCATGAGAACCAATTTGGTCCAGAGTTTGTGATGACACATAACTCCGCCATATCCACTTTCATTAATTATCCTACTTTGAGTAAGACCGAGCCTAACAGAAGCAGATCTTACATTAAGTTGAAACGCTTGCGGTTTAAGGGTACTGTTAAAATTGAGCGTGTGTATGCGGATATGAACATGGATGGTTTGAACCCTAAAGTTGAAGGGGTATTCACTCTTGCTGTTGTAGTTGACCGAAAACCTCATTTAAAGCCATCTGGATGTCTGCATACATTTGATGAGGTATTTGGTGCACGGATTCACAGTCATGGTACGTTAGCCATTACTCCGTCACTGACAGATCGTTACTACATTCGCCATGTGTTTAAACGTGTAATGTCTGTTGAGAAGGATACTGCCATGGTTGATGTGGAAGGATCGATGTCTCTCTCTAATAAGCGTTTTAATTGTTGGGCTACGTTTAAGGATCTTGATCATGAATCTTGTAAGGGTGTTTATGACAATATTAGCAAAAACGCCTTGTTAATTTATTATTGTTGGATGTCTGATGTACCATCTAAGGCATCGTCATTTGTATCATTTGATTTGGATTATGTTGGCTAAATAAAAATATGTAATTTCTGTTTTAAATAAATAACTGTGTATTGAACAATAAATTCTATTTTAACGATTTCGGCTGAGCCGGTGTACAATTACTATTAATACACTCATGGACCGTTGATCGTACAAGATCATTTAATTGGGCCATTGACATTGTTATATTGGATTGGGCCCTTGAAGCCCCTACGATTGAAGCAGAATCACCTGGATCCAACGCACTGGTTCCCAGACGATTGAGTTGCCTGTATGGGTGTATTGCATTTTCCAGTTCCGAATCTGTGTCCGTTTGGCCTATACCGATTGTGCTTCTTGAGGCCCATGACTCGCCTGGTAATAATTCTATTGGGCTTGGTAGCCCAATTCTTGCCATTGAGATTGACCGGATCATTTTTCTTTCCCATCTCCCGTAGCCCACATGTGAGAAATCGACATCCTTCTCGGAAAATTGCTTAGACAGGATCTTCACCGCCGGAGCTCTGAATGGGATATCTACAGAATGTTTCGCTGTCGACAGTTTTAGTTTCCCTTTGAACTTGGCGAAATGTGTTCGTTGGTGTATGTTTGAATCACAGACTCTGTAGTATAGTTTCCACGGGATTGGGTCTTTCAGTGAGAAGAAAGACGAGGAAAAGTAATGAAGGTCTATGTTGCATCTGATTGGGAACGTCCATGATGCTTGTAATGATTCGTTATCCGTCATCCTTCTGTCGTGGATCTCCACAATTACAGTACCTATTGCGTTTATCGGTACCTGTTGCCTGTATTCTATGACGCAGTGATCTATTTTCATACAACTGCGACTTAATCTTGCTGATAATTGAGCCGCTGCTGACGGAAAGTGCAGTATTATCTCAGTTAAATCATGAGATAGCTGATATTCGTCTCTGTGAGATTCTATATAATTAAAGGCACTTGGAGGATTAACCAATTGAGCATCCATATAGCAAAATTAGCCCGCGCAGCGGAATGGATCTAACTGAGAGACGTCGTGGTGATTAATATAGGATGTTTTCTTGAAGAAAAGAAGATGATATTTGGGAGAGTAGATCTGGATGTTTGTGAGGTTTTTGTTGTGAAGAAGTATATGTGGTTCTGTCTATATATAGACTTTATTAATGTATTGGAAATAAACTAATAACAATTGCTTCATTGACACGTTTATGGTTGTACTATGTCTCTTACTGTTGCTAAAGAAGTTTAAGATCTATACTGGAAGCACTTAGTGGCATTTGTGTAATAAGGGATGTTCCCCCAATTGCTAAGGGGTGTTCCCCCAATTGCTCCGCTCTCAAAACTCTCTATGAATTGGGGGAACTGGGGGTACATTTATACTAGAACTCTCATTAAAGGGATTTGCAACACGTGGCGGCCATCCGCTATAATATT